CATGACAATGTTTTTGAAGATGAGGACGAATTTAAAAACAAAGTCTGGTATATCGAAAAAAATCGGTTCGTCAACGCCCATTTCACGGAATCTGCCGCTCAAGAGCATATCCGGGCCAACGCCCACAATCTCACGAAACCGTTTGTCTACGTGGCATCGCTTTACCGATGCCGGGAAATGATCGCCATTCGTGAATTTTTGTCGCAGGCGGGGAGGGCTGAATAATGCCAACAAAAATCCAATGGACAGACGAAGCATGGAATCCGGTAACCGGCTGCACGAAAATCAGTCCGGGTTGCGCCAACTGCTACGCCGAACGCATGGCAAAACGTCTTGCTGGGCGGTATGGCTATCCGAAAGGAAATCCCTTTCAGCCTGGAACGTATCATGAGGACGTGATAAACAAACCCCTGCAGTGGAAGAAAGGCCGAAAGATATTTGTATGCTCGATGGGCGATTTGTTCCATGAAGACGTTCCCGATTGGCAGATTGATAATGTTTTCAAGCGCGTGCTGTTTGACGGTATCGGCCATCACACCTTCCAAATTCTCACAAAACGACCGGAGCGCATGGCCGAATATTGCAATCGGGATCATGTTCGGCCATTTTTGGAAGACGCCGGCAATGTATGGGGCGGGGTAACGGTGGAAAGCCACGATCAACTATGGCGGCTCCGGCATCTTCTCAAATGTCCTTTTTCAGTTCATTTTGTGAGCATTGAGCCGATGCTTGGGCCGATTGATTTCTCAAAAACGGTTATGCGGGAAAAAGAGGATTGTCCGGATTGCGGCGGAGACGGAAAGTGTTACGACAATGTTCTTTCCAGATGCTATGATTCGGCAGGCGACAGGGGGCTTGACTGGGTCATATGTGGCGGCGAATCCGGACCGGGTGCGCGGTCTATGAAAGCCGAATGGGTCCGGAGTTTGCGGGATCAATGTCAATCAGCCGGAGTCCCATTTTTCTTCAAGCAATGGGGAGGGGCCAACAAAAAGAAATCGGGCAGGGAATTGGACGGGCAGGAACACAACGAATTTCCGATTACAAAGGAGGCGCGCAATGACGTACAAAGTAGGATTGCTTGAACTTCCAAGAAAAGACGATCCTGAATTTTCGGATTATGAGGAAGCGGAGGGAAAAGCCATCGAATTGTCAAAAAACAACGAGGGAACCGGGATTGCGATAAGAATGGGACGTTGGGATGTTTTTGCCATTGTATTTGATGAGGAGGTTTTCAAGAAATGAAAACATATTGCAAATGCTGCGGAAACACATATCCGAACGACGATGAGCTTGCCTTCCATTTTTGGGCCGTTGAAGCCAAAGAGCATGGAATCATAAAAGAATGGCGGCATCAATTCCCGACGTTTGATCTTTCTGGGAAGATGCCTTTCTTGAAATACAGCAAAAAAACCGGGAAGGTCAGAAAAACGTATCTTGGCAAGCACACGTACACGCCCGATTTCTCTATTTCCGATCCGTCCGACGCGCTTTATGGAATGCTTCCGGAGCTTAGGCCAGAAATTTGGCAGGAGGGTACGCACTATTTTGACGTAAAGCCGAAATTCGAGAAATATCACAGCCGTACCGAGGCATTCAGGAACAACCAAAAATGGCTGAAATCAAAACACGGGGTTTTCGTCCATCCGGTTGTACCGAAAGATTTCTTTCATCGAACGTGGATTCCCGAAAAGTTGGCGTTTTGCCTGAACGGAAAGCGCAGGAAACCGTTTGCGAAATGCAAACTTGTGGGGGATATATGACAAAAAAACCATGCCCGGCGTGTAAAACGGTTCATCCGGAAAGGCGTTCGGATGAGATATGCCACGAATGCTCAAAACTGATCAAAGAGGCAATAGACCATCGGAAATGTGTCAAAAAAGGCAAAATACATGCAATTTTTGACACATGGGAACCCCATCACAACGAGACATATTACAGAGGGTCGGAATCCGACGACGGTGATGAGACGGCAAGGGCAATCTGGGAACTTGCAAAGGCCGTTTCGGTTCCGTACCATGATTACACCAACGACGAATCCGATGAAAGCCCACCGGCTTTGCTTGGAAAGTGTAACATGATTTACCATCCCGAAAACCAGGTTCTTATTGATCCCGACGTTGCAGAGGCTCTGATTAGGCTTAACAGGGCCATTCACAAGCTGTCAAATGGGGCATACGAAAACGGCAAGCGATACGGCCACAGCCTTCTTGTCAGGCTGGCAAGCGGAGAAATAGGCGTCAACGAATTTGAAAGCCGGAGATGAGATTCCCATGATTCTTGTAGCTTGCGAGGAGTTCCAGACGGTTACAATGGCCGAACAGTGGGGCCAATGGATCGAGTCCGGCAATATGACCGAAAGACAGTTGCGTTTGTTCAAATGAAATTTCCACCCACGCTGCTCAAAGACTATGAAAAAATCATCCGCATCCCAACCAGCATTGATCCGGACAACCTGCCCGCCATAAATTCCCCGGAGACGGCGGCCAGGTATATCAGTCTTTTCGGGAAATATTTTTGGATACCGTCAGACAGTGTTTGCGGCTCAAAAAAGGGCACCCCGTTTTGGCCCATAGGATGGCAGTTTTTGACGGCATGGAGGCTTTTCGGAACGCTCCGGCCAGACGGAACGCGCCAATACCGGGAATGTTTGATCTATATCCCCAAAAAAAACGCCAAAAGCCCTTTTTTGGCTGCGTGTTCCGTGATCTTCTGCGCGTTTGACCATGACTCCGAGGCGCTTGTCGTCAACGTGTCAAACGACCGGGAACAGGCCGGAAACATGTACGAACCGATTGCTTTCAACGTGCAAAACCATCCACTCCTCAAAAAACGGTTTAAGGTGTTCAAATCGGCCAACAAAATCCAGTATTTCCACCCCAACGGGATCATAAACGGGGTGATTCTAAGGGCCACCGGCGACGCGAAATTCAAGCAGGGCAAGGCTCCGAATGCGGTGATGCTTGACGAAATCGCAGAAATGAGGGGGGGCAAGGGCCGGGAGCTTTTCGACACGCACACAAAATTTACCCAGGGCGCACGCCGTAACCCGATAATCATGATGGCGACGACGGCGCTTACCTGGGAGGAGGGGTCCGTCGTCAACGACCAAGTCCGGATAGGCAAGGAAGCCATTGCCGACCCGGAACGGCACCCGGCATTTTTGCCCATCATGTACATGCCGAACGACGAACAGGCCGAGGCGTTAAGAAAAAAAATCTGGCCGTCCGACGAACTGATACTGGCCGTCAATCCGGCAATCGGGGAAATCCTGGACCTTGGGCGAGAAAAAGAGGAGCTTAAAAAAGCCTTCGACTCGCCCACGATGTCAGATTGGCAAAACGCGCTTTGCAAACGGTTCAATGTCTTTGTAAATTCCACGTCGGTGTGGATGCCCCCGGAAATTTGGAACGCATGCGATTTTGGGCCGATTGATTTGGACGCGCTTTCAGGCCGGGACTGCTACTGCGGAATAGATATCGGAGGGACCGAGGATTTGACGGCGGCATGTTGGATTTTTCCGCCGGCCGAACCCGGAGAGAAAATCAAGGTCGTCTGCAAATCATACCTGCCTGCGGACAGAATAGCGCTGCATTCAAGACAGACGGCTTCCGAACCCGGAAAACCTGTAAGGCGGGAGGACGCCAAATACACGGAGTGGCGGGATTCCGGATGGCTTACGGAAACTCCCGGAAAAATCTCTGACACGTCATTCATAGTGCGTGATATCGTTGAATTTGCCGAAAAATTCAACGTGATTCAGCATGCCTTTGATCCATACGCAGCAACCCTCATGCGTCGAGACCTCGAAGAGGGACACGGGATCACAAATCTGGTGCCAATCCAAAACACCCCGAAATATTTCAACGAGGTTTTGGACAAATGCATGGCCGAATCCGTTCTCGGGAACATCGGCCATGAGGGGAATCCGGTCCTTGCATGGTGCATGTCTAATTTGACCGTGATCTCAAACGCGGACGAGCACCTGAAGCCGTACAAGGGCGACAAAAACCGGGCAAACAGGAACGACGCGGCCATAGCGTTTTTGACGGCGTGGGCCGCGTGGATGGCCGAATCGAACCCGTGGGCCGGGGCAAGCGGGGAAAATTTGGGGGATGCTTCTTAATCCCTTTCTTTGTCCGTCGAAACGGGATGTTTTGTTAAATGAAAATATGCCATTGCCGTCTGGGCGGCATCGTACAGAGGATTGTGTGTTCCGCCGGAAAAATCTACTGGATTCGCCGAAATTCCGTGTTTTATATTATAATCATCGACACTTGACGGTGAAAATCCGGCCATCCTCAGCATCCCGGCCAAATCAATCAGCGGGAATGGGGCATCCCAGTCTCCGATATACCCAAAATCATGCATATCCCGAATAAGTGACGATTCGACCGGAACAATAATATGGGCAATAATATCGGCATCCTGTTTATGATCCATGTAGAATTTCGAAAAATCTTCCAGCATTTCCGGATAAGAACCATGTGTTTCCGTTATCCCGGCCATCTCTGGAAGCACCTTCTCCGCGACAAAGGAGTCCGCCTTACCGTCAATGGGACACCGCCCAACGAATCGCGCCGTTTCGGTTCCGTCTTCGTATACTATCGCCGCAACCGAAAAAGCCCTGCCCCAGAGCCCATTCGTCTCGGCATCGATTGAAAATGCCTTCTGATACCCGTCAGATTTGCTCCCGTCAATCACGACTTTTTTGTCGCATTCGCATTTCATTGTTTATTCTCCCTTTTCTCTTTCCAGTTTTTCCTTCCCGCATTTTTTACAGACGTACAACCACTGCCCAGCGCATGACGCCGGCACCGACTTGGGAATCTGTATGTCGGTTTTCTTGAATTCGTGGTCACAAAACCATTTTTCAAAAGGATTTTTCATCCCCCCCCCTCTCTGAGTAATAATCCTTCCCGCATTTCGGGCATGTCATGAAATCAGGTTCGTATTTCCCGCCCTGATCGACGTTCTGTGAACCGCAACACGAATAGCAGAATGAGTTCCCGCATTCGCACACTTTTTCTGCGTATTCATGCCTTCCATTTTCGCATGAATTCATATCTTTTGTCATTTTAAGACCCTCCATTTTTGGACAGCCAATCCCCGAGCGCAATCCGTACCAGCTCACCCTTTGTAATGCCCAGTTCCCCGGATTTGCGTATCAGGGCAAGATTAAGCGACTTTTCCATGTTTATGCTGAACGTGACGCTTTTCGTTTCCGTCGTCTTCGGGGGCCTTCCCATTTTCTTTTTACATCTTTTCATCGTTCTTTTCCTTTCGGTTAATTGCAACACGGGCGGCAAGCCATGCCGCGCGATACGTTTTGTATTTTCCAATAGCTTGATTAAAATAGTTTATATTTGCGTCAATATTGGCCTGTTTTCTTAACAGGCCCCGTTTAAATCCTCCTCTTCTTTTTGGCCGCTTCATCATCTTTCATAAAATCCTGGGATGTCTTCAAACCCGTTTTCTTTCGCCATTTTGGTGGCGAAAAGCGCATCTTCCTGAGACCCAAAAGCGACTTCTTCGTCGATATCCGTCCTTACCACCGACAATCGCCCAGGGAAACTGGCGGTTCTCAATTCAGATTCGAGACTGTCCAGGTTTTCGTATTCGCCGAAAAAAGATTGTGATCCGCTTGCTTCAAGTTCATATCTCATTTTGTTTTTCCTTTCATTGGGGAGGCATAACCTCCCCGTTCGTTGAAATTCCCTAACTCGTCAGATGCGCCGGAAGATGTTCCCAGAGTCCCCATTCCTCGGATGTCAAATCCCCCACCGCCATTTTTGCCTTTAATATTTTGCTCAGGCTCAGTTCGTTGTCCCTGTTTTTTGCCTCGCAGATTTCGCATGTTGCAAACATGCTTTGCGGATGCTGGTTACACAGGGATATTTGCACCGTCCCACCCTTTGTTGTCGCGTATCCCCCGCCTGTTGTAATAACGTCAATGAGCGATCCGATATTTTTTCCGCAAGATCGGCATTCGTAAGTTTTTGGCTGTCTCGTTTTCATTTTGTTTTTCCTTTCCGGGAGGTTCAGCTTCCCCGTTTTGGTTTATCTTAGCAGCGTGGCGTGTCCTTCTTCCGTGTCAAGATAGGCCCACCTGTCGCCGCCACACCGTTCTTTTTTGAGCGCGTTGCAGATCGCCCCGAAAGTTTGCTCCCCGTCGTATTTCTCTTTTGTTCCGACCTCGCCCTCCCCGGATACTATGTACAGCGTTCCTTTTCCGGCGATTACCAGGGATTCGATATCAGGTTTGCTTTGATGGACTCTAAGATTGCTCATTTTCCTATCCTTTCACATTTTTGATGATTTCGGTTATTCCGTATTCGCATTTGATTTTTTCGAAAAAATCATCGTCAACGGCTGATGCATACACACCGTCTTCGGCGTTTTTGAGATCGTCAAGACTTAGGCGGTCAACCCAAGTCGAATCATCGTCAAAAGATTCGACTTCGTAGACTCCGTTGATTGTGTCGAATTGAATTTTTTTCATGCTCTTCCTTTCATGCCCGGAATTTAACCGGGCGTTTGTGTTATTTGTTGCAGAATTCAAAGCCAAGGAAACTCGCACATTCATTCACCCTGCTAAAGAAATCGTCAGTTTTCATAAATTTAGCCATTTCTCCAACCGTTGTTATTTTTCCTTCTGAAAGAATTTCGGCTACCACTGCTTTTATCGCTGTCTCTCGTACAATTTGTTTGCTTATCATTTTGGTTCTTCCTTTCATGCCCGCCTTTCGGCGGGCGTTTGTTTTTTATGCCACAATTTTAAACTTTCCGTCTTTTGTTCTGTAGGCCATTTTCGTTGCCGAACGCTTTCCCTTGAGTATATATGTTTCTCCGTCATATCCGCGCCTTAAAAGATCGGCCCTTAAATTGAGCGATCCCGATGTGTCCATTTTTTCAACTTTGTATGTCCTGTATTTTATCGTTGTTTCCATCCCCAATTTCCTTTCAAGCCTCGGCTATTCATTTATAATCCCAAATACCACCTTGCCGCCTTGAAGTTTTGCAAAGCATGCCCGTTTTGTCAGATTGTTGAGAGCCACTTTGACCCTTCCGGCATCCCCTGCCGTAAAGTTTTTTCCGGTCATTTCACCCATTGCCCATTTTCCGCTTTGCCTCAGATCGCTTGTAACCGTTATGGTGCGTCCGGATTCTATTTCTTTTTCCGTGTAGACCGATCTGTGAAGTTTTTCAATCGCCTCTGCGCTTATTTGTATTTTTTGCATTTTCATTTTCCTTTCGTTCGGATCAAGTCCGTTTTTGATTTGTGTTTTGTTTTCCCCGCTTGCCTCCGGTCCCCCGCGTCCGAAATCTCTCGGCGGCTTCCTTGTGGCTTTCGCTTGCCCGGCTTTCGCTTTGGCCTGCTTCGGATTTTCCGGCTATCCGCATCCGTTTCGGGAGTGTTTGAGGTACTTGCTCCGGCCATCCTTGCCGGTCCCGATTTTCGTTTTTCAAAGAACATCAACCAACCTGTCTTATATATATGCAATCCATATGCCAACATAACATATTATGTTAATTTAATTCGCAGAACCGCATAAACAAAGGCGAAAATAGTTGCAATGTAAAAATTGATCGATAAAAAATACCAAAAAATGGCGGAAAAAGTGACAATTGTCGCGCCTTTGTTATCAACACTTTACGGGAAAAAGGCTGTAGAACCGCATGGATAAAGGACGAAATCGTTACAATGATTGTCAAAAAAGTGACAAAAAACGTCAAAAACAGCGTATCAGGTTAATTTGATACACTTTTGCAAACGATGTTTACGGAAAGTGTTGACATGCAAAAAATATTGTGTTAACGATGTTTACATATTGCCCGCGTTTGGCGGTTTAGCAGAACGCATCGTACGGTTCATGGCGCTGGCCGGCAGTAATCCGCGGGCATAATCCCGAAAGGTTGGGGCGAACACCCACCCTCTAAGGAGTGGAAAAGCGGGGGCGATTCGCGATAAAATTGCAGAAATCGGAACGAAAAAGAAATATCTGCAAGCCCATTGGGAGGCGATTCGCAAGCCGGAAGGCTTATCAAGACCGTTTCCGAACGTAAATACCTTTGGCGTAGCTGCACATCGGGATTTTGACGCGCCGTGGTTGTTGGAAACCCGGTTGGTCTCATAAGCCAACCTTCACCGGTTCGATTCCGGTCGGCGCATCCAAAAACATGGATTTGATACAATGCCCCAAAACGAAAAGCAAAAACGAGAACAGCGTCTCGAGGCATACATGCCCGAAATCACCTTCTGGCTCACAGTTTTTTGCTTTGGGCTTGGCCTTTGGCTCGAATCCAAAAGCCCCGGAATCGCCATTGTCGGGGCGTCCCTCATGTCGTGGGTTGGCCATTTTTGCGATTGGCTGACGACAATAACCGAAATCAGACACGGGGCAAAACACGAATGATCTATTCCCACCGCCGACTCGAAAAACGCTCCATGTCTCTCGATGAGGCTGGGCGCCTGTTTGCCAATTCGGGCGGATTTGGCGGAACACGAACAAAATCAGGGGCGTACATTGGCCCCATGTCATCCCTCGAAGTAGGCGCTCATGCGGCGTGTCTCAGACTTTTGGCAAAGACCATGTCGATGATACCCTGCAATGTCCGACGGCGCAAGAAATCGGGCGGGTCCGACATCGCCACCGAGTACCCTCTTCACAACGTCCTGACGCTCCGCGCAAACAAGGAACTTTTGATGACCCAGTGGCAAACCTCCCGCGTTTACAATCGGGGCTTGTGGGGCAACTCGGTTGACGTTGTTGACCGGGACAGCCTTGGCCGCGTAACCGCGCTTTGGCCGGCGATGTGGCCGAACGTTTCAATTTCGAGGTGGGACGGCCTTGGCGAGCTTACGCAGTATGACGACATGATGGCCGGCGATCTGGCCTATACGATAACAAAAACATGGCCGCAATGGTCACAGGACACTTGGCCGGCGTCCCGGATTTTGCATATACAGGACGCGACAACCATCAACGGGATAATCGGAAAATCGCCCACCGACATGCTCAGGCGGACACTCGGGGTTGCAATGGCACTCGAAATGTTTGAAGAGGAGTATTACGGAGACGGAATCCGCCCGGCATTGATCGGGACGCTGACCCACGCGGTTGGCAACGAGAAAACCAGGGAGATGATCAAAAAGTTTGTCGAAAACTACGGAGGATGGAAATCAGGAAGCAAAATACTGATTCCGGATTTTCCGGTCGACCTGAAACCGGTTGATTTCAAACTTGACTATGCCGGCCTAAGCGATGCCGACAGGATGGTCGTATCAAAGATTTGCGGTTTCCACGGGATACCGCCCACCCTGATAGGCCATGTGGGATCAGACTACGGATCGACCTATACCAACACATATCAGTTTGCCCTCCAATTTTTGACTTATGCCGTTATGCCGATTGCAAGCAATGACGAAAATCATTTCAACGCCACGCTTTTGACTCCGGCGCAATTCCGCCAGTATTTTTGCAAATACGACTACACCCCGCTTTTGCAGATGGACCCTGAAATGATGTCCAAAATGATCCGGGAAGAATTTTTCGCCGGCGCTCTTACACCGGACGAAATCAGGGAAATGAGAAACCGAAATCCGCTTCCTGACGATCTTGGAAAGGGTACGTACATGCAGAAGCAAATGGTCAAAGTTGGATCGGAAACCGGGGAAACGGAAGAAGTGCAGCCGGCTGGACCGAGGCTTGTCAGGCCTGAAACAGACAACAACGACGAAATGGACAATGCCGAAAATGGGTAATTCAATAATCCAAACCCGATTTATCTCTTTTGCGGATTCGGAGGTAAAGATCGAATCCAAAGGTGACGCAAAAATACTGAGGGGGTACGCGGCCAAATTCGACAGCGTTTCCGGGGATTTGTTTGAGCGAACATCCGGAACAAGGGAAATAATCAGGCGCGGTTTTTTCAGACAGGCGCTCGGAAGGAAAACCCCGATCTTCGCGCTGTTCAACCACGACGAAAATTATATACTCGGCGAAAGAAACGCCGGCACATTGAGGATTGACGAGGACAGAACCGGGCTTGCGTTTGAGGCAACGCTTTCGGATTCGCAGCTTGTGCGCGACGTGGTCCTAACCCCGATGGCAAGGGGCGAGCTTACCGGATGCTCTTTCCGGGCGTTTGTTGATCCTGAATTTGTCGAATTTGATCGTAAAGCGGATGCATTCTCGCTGCTCGAAAACGGATGCGACATGATAACCGATGTCGGTCCTGTCACATATCCGGCATATGACAAGACATCGGTAGAGGCAAGATCGGCGCTTTACGAACGGATTTCAAAGCCGGTGAATGAAAAAATTGTCAGAAAAGATATCGAGGACCACGAATTCAAAAAAATGAAATACGGGAGGCAAAAATGAGCTTGAAACAACAGCTTGACGAAGTGAACGCGGATATTGCGGATTTGGAACCGAAATACGACGAATTCGCAAGATCGCTTCCGGACATTATCGGAGAAGAGCCGGGCCAGAGAACCGCGAAAATGGAAACCGAAAGAAAGGCCAAATTCTCTGAACTCGACAAACTCTATGAACGGAAAACGGCTCTTGAAACGGCGTACAATGACGAACTTAAACACCGGACAATGAGGGCCGAAATGTCGGCGGTGAAGGGAGAATCCGGGGCGGCCATCCGTGACGCGGTGTCCGGAAGCGGGGTTCAGGTCGCCGACAAGCCGATTTACGAGGGCCCGCTATCGTTTGCGAGGGCATGCCAGGACATCGCCTATGCCCGGATATATTCGGACAAAAGAGGCGACTTCGCGCGCAGGAATCTTGAAAGATATGTTGAACGCCAGATCAACATGGCTTTGCAGTCCCGCGCTGCAGGCTCCCCGTCATACAAAGAATCCGTATATGAGGACGGTGGAATTTGGATGCAAACCGGAACGACAACGAGGATGATTGACAACGCCTACAACAACTCCGTTGTTCTTGCCCGTACCGACCGCCGAACCATGACCGGAGCGCAGAACAAACTTGACGTTATCGCGGTAAACGAGACCAGCAGAAAAGACGGTTCAAGGGCCGGAATTCGGTGGTATCCCGAGCATGAGCTTGACGAGTTGACGGCGAGCAAGTCGTCATGGGACAAGATTTCCATTGAGGCTATCAAGCTGATGGCGGGAACTTTTGCCAGCAACGAGATTCTTGATGACGTGGGCATGATGGCCGGCGAAATCAACCGGCTGGTCGGTACCGAGCTCAACTTTGCCCTTCAGGTCTACGGATTCGATGGGCTTGGGGCACCCGATCCCATGCTTGGACTCATGAAAAGCCCGGCAAAAATCGAGGTTGCAAAAACATCGACGCAGGGTGCCGGGACCGTTGTGGCCCAAAACATTTTCGACATGAAATCCCGACTATGGCTTGCCGGACTTCAACGAGCCGAATGGTACTACAACCGGGAGCTTGAACCACAGTTCCGCCAGCTGGTTATCCCGACTGGAACCGCATCCGGCCAGCTTATGGAGTCCATGTGGCAACCGGCAAGGGATGGGAAATCCGCCTATCTTGACGGCATTCCGGCCTATCCGATTGAGCAGTGCGAGATTCCGGGAACTCCCGGAGACCTTGTACTCAATGTTCCTGGAGAATACCTGACAGTCACGAAGGGCGGAATGGATGCCATGTCTTCAATGCATGTCCATTTTCTCCAAGATCAAATGACGTTCAGATTCAAAATTCGCGTTGGCGGAATGAGCCTTTGGAAAAAGGCGCTCACTCCGTACAAGGGAACGAAAACCACAAGCCCGATTGTAACGCTTGCCGTGCGATCTTAAGGGAGGGATAAAATGAATCAACACGAAATCGGAAGGGACCAAATCCATGTCAGCGCCGTTCTTCCCCAGACCGGTGCCGCAATCGGGGCCGGCGCTCCGATCAACATGGGCAAGCTGAACAAACTGGAGGTTCTTGTCACGCTTGCCTACGGAGCGGATGCCGACTGTGTCATCACGTTTTACGAGGCCGACAATGTGGCAAAGGACAATCCGGTGCTCATGACAAAAGAGTTTCAAATTCTGGCAAACACGGACGTGAGTCTGACAGAGGCTTTCACGCGCCAATCCGCTGCAGCCAACTACACAATCGATACGACTGCCGGTAAAAGCCAGAAAGTGAAATTTACAATTTATCCCGCCCAAATGTCGGAGGGAAAGCCTGTGCTTTACCCGAATATCGGGAACAGCGACGCGGCAAATCTCATCAGCGTCCACTATTTCGCCTGGCCCAAATTCGGAAACGATGTCAGCCTTTTGACGGATTAGGCAATGCGAATCGAAATGACAAAGCCCGTCCCCGGATATCCATATCCGGGGGCGGTTTCGACAACACATGAAAGGGCGTTCAATTTGATAATGAACGATTGCGCCGTTCCGGTCGACGCATCACAGGCTTTTCTTGACAGCATCGATGCCGAGAAAGCTCGGATAGCCAAAGAGTCAGGCCCGAAATCACAGAAAAGAAAGACGAAAACACGGAAAAAAAGCCAATGAAGAAATTTGTCATAATCGCGATTCTTTTTTTTGCGGTCCCGGCATGGTGCCAGACCGACGTTACGGCGCTTGCCCAGGGGAGCACAACGACGGTTTTCATAGCGTGGATTGCGGATGGGTCCGGGGGTGTGTCTGTGACCATTGACCGAACAAGCCCGACTGCCGAAAACCCGACCGGACTTGATCTCAAAAAAGCGCTTTACGGGTTGTTGTGCGTCAATGCCGAAACCGTCCCTGGAGATGATCCAGCCCCGCTTGATCTTTACGACGTGGTGATAACAGACGGGCACGGATGGGACGTTTTTGGAGGGGAACTGATGAACAGATCGTCGACGCTTGCGCAGGTCAGGTCTCCCGTAATCGGTGCCGGTACAGGTTTTGTGTACGGAGGGTTTCCGATCCGCAACACTTGGACGGTGACGATTTCAAACGCCGGGGTCGGCGGGTCCGGACTATTGGAGATTGTGTTCCGATGAAAAAATTTTGCATACTGATTTTTTTGTTTCTCCCGGCCATCGCGTCGGCCCAGTTTTTGTATTCGTCTCCACCCGGAGGAGGCGGCTCAGGCGATATGGCAACGTCGGTATATGACCCGCTTGGAGGTGCCGCCCAGGTAGCCTTTGCAACCGATGTTCCGGCAAACGGGACCGCAGCCGGCCAGTTGACTTTCTGGGATGGTGCGAAATGGGATCACAGCGAAACCAACAAGCTGTTTTACAATGAAACGCTGTCTCAGTTGGAGATAACGTCAACAACCGCCCCGCAACTTGTTTTGTCATATGATGGCGACAAGCGAGCCACATTCCGGGTAAATTCGTCGGGATATCTCGATATGGACAACACCGGTGGGATAGGAATACGCTTTCTCGATTCAATAGGCGTCGGCGTAAATCCTGTAAGCACAAATAGAGTCTACTCAAGATTCCAGACGTCTGTCCCAGATGCCGTTTCGTATTATGCCGGATATTTTGACAACCAGTTTTTGCACAATTCGGGAACGCAGGGCGGAATACAGTACGCCCAGTTTTTGAGAGTGCTCAATACAGGGGCTGGGACACTGAACGACGCCAGGGGATTTTTCGGCGGGGTGTACAATACAAGCGCCGGGACAATCATAAATGGCAGCGCCCTTGTCCCCTATGTGCAAAATGCCGGGACAGGGACAATAACAAACGCATCCGCGCTTTTGGCGAGCGTGGCGAACCTGTCGTCGGGAACGATTGGGGACGCACGGGGGATCACCGTCAAGACCATCGAAAACAATGGAACGATGCCCGTGGGTACCGGAATTTATGTCCAAAACCAAAACGAGGCCGCAACAAACTATGCGATATACACAAACGACGGTCCAGTTCGAATCGGAGACGACACCGATGTTGACGGCATTCTCGATGCAGACTCGGTTCAGATTTCAACGTCCATAACGCCAACGCTTTTTGGAGCGCATCAGGACAACTGGAACCCTTCCGGCATGGATTCGGTAAGGATCATAAGAATGGGTACCACCGGTGGAAATTTCGAGCTTCGTGGCCTGAATCCAATATCCGACAGAGAATTGATTTTGTACAACCACTCCGGAGGAACAATCAAAATTGTTTCGGAGAGCATAACGTCCAGCGCCGCCTGGAGGTTTGCCATGTCGGGCGATCTTAATATCAAAAAGTATGATTCCGTAAGAATATGGTATGATCCAAACACAGAAACCGGGCGATGGGTGAGCATCGGCCACAGCGTAAATTGAGGAGTCCAAAAAATGAAACAAATATGTATCTGCCTTGTTGTTCTTTCCATTGCCCTTACCGCGTCGGCCGCGTTGATCCAAACACAGAAACAGACGTATATCGACGATATGCGCCAACTTGCCGAAAAATTTGACGGGCTTCGAACCGAAGCTGCCGCGATGACGCAAAAATGGAATTCTCTTGGATTCACAACCGGTGGGGCCAACGAATTTACGCAGTTGGACATTGACGGCCCAACTGGAGAGTATCCGTATGCCGGGCTTACTGTTGCCGAGCTGACCGCCTGCGTAACAACGGCCATGGCGTTTGAAACCTGGTATGACGCCGGGCACGATGACAACATGCAAAAAATCAGACGATGAATCTTGGCCCCAAAGACATACAGATACTGATAGCGATGGCTGTCGGCATCCTTTCGATTGTCGGTTCGATTATACTATGCGCCAAGACAATCGGAAAGTTGATAGTAAAGGTCAACAGCGCATCCGAAAAGGTGGACGCTCTCAAATCCGCGCTTTACACAGACGGAAAAATCAAGTTTGTTGAAATACCGGACTGCATGCGCCATAGAGCAGAATTTGAGAAAATGATCAATTCGGCCATAGAAACGGCAACTCTCAGAATGACAAGAACAATCGAACAGGATTTCCAGGCAACCATCGAAAAGCTCCATGACAGATTGTTGAGGGATAGAAAATGACGGAAATCTGGGGGTTGGTAACAGTTTTGATTGTCATGGTTTTTGCCGTTGCGTTCCCCCTCTACTTTGTCTGTTTCCGTATGCTCAGAAGTATACGGATAAGAATAGAAAGCAAAATCGACGAGGCGATGGACATCCAGAACAGCGACCTTGCCAAAAAAATAAAGACACTCCAGATCGACATGAATGAAATGAAATCTGAAATAAGAACATTGAGAACGATGGCGGCGCTTGTAAACAGGACTCCGCTACCTGATTGCATGGAGACAAAACAATGAAAAAACTTTTTGCGATATTGGCGGTCATACTTTTTTGCCTTGGAGGATGCGATCCGATATTTGCAGACCAACTGTGGATTGGCGGGCCATCGTCCGACATCTATCGTGACAACCCGCCCGGCCCTGCGTATCCGAAACCGGCAAACGGTGGTTGATTTGAGAAATATATCAAAAAGGCTGTCAAGATTTCTGGAAATATTTCCTGGAATGGGGAATTTCCCGAAAATGCCAAAATGGGCGACAACGTTTGACAGGGACGGAAATCTTGTCGTCTACAATTGGATGGAAATTATATGACGACTCTGGAAAATTTGGTTCTGGTCATAATGGTTGCCTTGTTGTTGGCTGCCGTTTTGTTTGTTGCCATGTTGTCGCTGAAAAAAATCACAAAATATTTGACGCTTGAAGAAATCGAGCATGAAAAACGAAGAGAAGAAATTTCCAGACGGAGAAAGGCAATGGGATAAATGCTGATCTGGGAAACCATACGCGGTCCTGCTGAAATTCCAATCACCGTTGCGGATGTCAAGCGCTGGATTTTCAGGGATACCGATTTTTCAGAGGACAATGACCGAATCCATCCGCTTGCAATGGACGCGGTGGAGGCGTTTCAAACCCAGTCCGGGCTGATGATATGCAATCAACGCATTAAATGGCATCCGTGGCGGTTCGGAAACCAGAACCCGGAGGTGTGCTCTGGGTATGCAATGTGGATGCCATTCGGGAACAATTCGGAGGTTGTGGTCGAATATATTGACAGTGACGGTATCCTACAGACGTTTCCGGCGACCGATTACAGGGTTGTGAAATGCGAGAACAGCAATCATCTTTTGACGCTGGAGCATGAAAAGGAATGGCCGTCCGACGTTCATCCGACAATGATCGACGCGATATCGATAATTTTCGATTGCGGTTGGCCGGTTGGCGATTTGTGGCTTGCCGGCCATGATTATGTTGCCGGAGACATGATACTGCCGACAAAGCTGAAACAAAGGGGAATGGCGTACATATGCGATGTTGCCGGAAAATCGGGAACGGTCGAACCAGTTTTGACAACCGAAATCGGGGCAACAACGGCGGAAGGTCCGGACACGCTTGTATGGAAATGCTCGGGAAAAACGGTGCCAGCGGATATTTTTTCTGCGCTTCTGTCATATTGCGGGGAGAAAACAATTGAGACAGGAACAACCATGAAATATCCAAACTTGAACATTATACAGGCGGCATGGCAAGCAATAGTCACAAACAGGAGTTTGCATCTTGCTTAACCCGTCCGCATTCAAGCACGTCGCCAAAATCACAAGGCCGATGATATCCCAGGCTACAACCGGAGGCGATCCCGAAACAGTGTTTGCTGATGTCGTTCCGAAAATGCGGGTGATGGTCAAAACAAAGCGCTCATTTGAAAAACTTGTGTCCGGGACGTTTCGGGCATTGGATGGCTGGGAAATATGGTTCCAGAATCCGGGATATAAAACAGAGATCAAGCAGGGAGACCATATCACCGTGGTCAATTTTCGCGGGATGGACCGGGAGTTTATAATCGACGGATACTTCCCCCCGAATTGGGATCACGATGATTTTCACGTCACGTGCGAACGGGAAGTCACAAAAACGGCATGCTGAAAGGACAGAAAATGAAGGACGAAAACATAATGCATGGAACAGGAACAGACCGGGGCATAGAATCTGTTTTGATATCAGAGGGCCTTTTGATGGCATTGAAACTTTTTCTTCCGGCGCTGAAAGACGCGGCCAAAAAGTCTGAGAACAAATTTGACGACGTGCTTGTCGGAATTCTGGAGGCGCTGGTAAAATGATCCAAATTGATCGGGAATGGGCCAAGGAAAATATGCCGATGCTTTCCGCAAACATCAAATCGGAATGCCTGATAATTTGTCGTACCGATGACTGCCTGCACAATAATTACGCAACCTGCAATCTGAAATGTGTGACGATGCGGAATGCCCGCTGCGTGAATTTTGAGAGCATCGAAAAACGTGTCCCCGTGGATTGAAAAATGATCCTTGACGATCTTGAAAAACTGATTTTCGATTTTGCAGACGCAAACGGCGCCGACTGGCTTGCCCTGATAACCGGAGGGATATTTCCGGGCCGCGCTCCGGATTGCGCAGCCGGCCAGTCTCCGAAAACGCCATACTGCGTGTGGAACTGGGTCGGTGTATCCGACATCAGGACGGCAACGAATTTGAGGGACAGGGAGTACATTCAGTTTGTTTTTTACGGGACTGACCGAAAAAAAGTCAACGAAATCACGGAGGGCTGTGTCGATCTGTTCGCGGCATCTTTTTGGGATTTGAAAGACCTTAGCCCAGATTATCCCGATTTGAGAATGCGACACGGAGACCAGCCATATGTTCCGGCAACATATGACGACACCGACAAGAGTCGATTTGCGCTTTGGGTTGGCATGGCTCAATTTTACATAGACGCGACAAAAACAATGACAGAAACATAAAAATAGGAGAAAAAAATCATGGCAATCACAAATTGCGAACTTGACCGGGGCGAGGCGCTCGCATCGTCGGAAATGGCGATCCGGCTGTATTGCGACCTTGCCGACAATCTGAGAAAATACGTTATCGGGGTTACCGGTCTTAAACCTCCCATCGGATATGATCGGGGGGATGTTGCCGTTGACCAGGCAGGAACCCTGGGGTTCAATATTCCCACCCTTCCGCGCTTCCAGCCGATCACTGCAAAACTGGACTGGCAGCCCGGAGACGAGGAACATGCGAATCTGAGCAACTGGGGGCTTTGCGCAGATGATTTCAAAACAAACATCTGGCTATATGCCCGCCGGTCCAAAACCGACCCGACGAAGGATATTATCTGGATTCCGAACCATATCCAATATCCTAAAGGCGGATTTTCCGTAAAAACGTTCAGCATGGGCGAGCAGTCCGTCAATGGAAAATGGATGGTGGATTTTTCCTTGTTGACAAATATTCAGTGCATCACGGCGACCGTCCATCTTTTCGATGCGTCAACTCCGGATTTTACGTTCACGACAGGGGCAAACGACACCATCGTGAGGACAGCCGGATCATTCGTTGACGATGGAATCAAGGAGGGAATGAAGGTTTTTATTGACGATGAGGCTGCCGGAGTTTCCAACTATCGGAAAATCATCACCGTCAAAACCGTCGCGGCGCTGCTGATTACCGCAGAGGAGTCCGGTGTTCTGGCAGCCGATGCAGTTGGCGCTGCAACAACCGTGCTAAGATGCGGTTACCAACTATAATTTTCCGCGTGTCCATGTCGCGGAAACGCCCCGGTGTCAGATATTTTGTCCTTTCACTGACACCGGGGCAAACCAAAAAAACGAAAGGGCAAAACGAAAGGACAAAGAAATGCCACGGCTGTCAAGGAAAATAAGTGAAATCATCACCCTGCCGGATATGTGGAAATCCACATGGAACCCGAAAGTCTTCGATGAGGAAACCCAAAAAGAAAAGCCAATTTTCAAGGAGCTTCCGGAATACGAACTCGGTCCCGGAAAAGTGAAAATTTTCAGCCTGTCAAAAGAGGAACTTTCAGGAATTCACCAGAAATGCGTAAAGCAGACACTTGTGGGAAACAAGTTGTATCCCATGCTCGACCAGAGGGCCGTGCAGGAAGCCGAGTTTATCGAACGGCTTGGAGGGACTGATGGGTACTGGGAAAATTTCCTCGGTCCAGGCCCTGACGGAAAAGAAATCGAACTAAATTGTACAACGGAGAATCAAAGGCGTTTTGCCTATGACGACGGCCTCAGAACATTTGTCTGTCATTACGTCGGCCCACTTCTGGACAAGATCGCGGAGGGCAAGGCATCGGAAGAGGAAAAAAACTTGTTGATCTCGCTGCTTGGGCAACCGGTCGGCGGGAAAGGGTCAACGCAACCTGCCGGCGCTGTAGGGAAATAGTCTCAGAGCGTCTCGAATGGGGAAGCATTGAAGGCAACAAACCGGTGTGGCTATCGATGGGAGTCCCGTCACGGATCATTGACGGAATTTCCGGAAATCTTGGCCGCGACTATTCGGCCATGATGAATTTTTTCTGCAACGAGTGGCCGGGAAGAAACGGATGCTTGAACGGATGCATGGTTCGGGTGATGCCTGAAAACGGAGACGCCATTACCGTGTTCAATTTTGTCGGAGAGGGCGGAAGTTTTGAGAATGTGAATATCGAATCCGCAATCCGGATGATGGGAATCCCCACCCAAAACCAAAGGGAAACGTTTATGAAGGTCCGCATTCTGGCGGATGAATTTTTGAAAGGACGGAAATGAACGCAGCGTATTGTTGGCGAAAGGAACCGACGTTACTGGAAAGCCAAAATGGAAATGTTTTGTTCAGGATGTTTGAAAATTGCCACAAGCCATTTATCGTTGTCAGCGTTTACGGCGCGACGGCTCATTCCCTTTGTATGATTTCGACTCGCAGTTATTACCGAATGCAACGTAAACAGCTAAAAAACGAGGGCTGAAAAAATGATACCGCAAACAATATTGGAAGAAATCAAAGAGAAGGCTGCGAAAGACTGTCCTGGCGACTACGTAACGCAAAAACACGTAATTGACGCGCAAGTCCAGGCATGGGAAGAAATCGAAGAAGGGGCCTACTCGGAGAAAAACGTGTGGCCGCCTAAAATCGACGCCAAGGCGGAACTTAAGGCGATCAGGGCCGAGCTTCGACTTCCATCGAACGCATCTGGGGTTGGGATACTTCGGGCAATCAGGGACATCAAGGGGCATTCCAATCCCGAATTTGAGCAAGAATTTTTGGAAAGGGTTTCGAGACCGGATTTGGCCCTTAACGAATTTGCTGAAAATCTGGCCGGTCTTGGCGGAAGGCTTTGGGAAATCGAAAATATCCGTTCGCAAAAAATCAAACACGAATCCGAAATCGAGACGCTGGTTGCCGAACGAAACGGGATTGTGGGCCAGCTTAACGAAGCCGGGCGGTTTCTTGAAAAAACTCAGTGGAAGCCGGGCGGATTTGAGATTGGGGGTTGAAATGGCATATCTTCCGGAAAATATCGAACTGTCAAAACAGGCAAGAGAGGAAGTGGTGGCATTGATAATCGAACGGGCCGAACGGGAACACCCAAACGATTTCACGATGCAGGCATTTGTCATAAAGCAACAACTTGACGCGCTGGAAAGAATCGAAAAAATAAAGGTCGAATGGAATTTAAGAAAATGAACGCCGTTGACAGAAACGCCATAATTTTGGGACTTGTCTTTTTGGCCGCTCTGTCAATTTTCTTTGTACAAAATCCCGAAAACATCCTTGTAGGAACAATCGGAATTTTGGGAGGGGCTTTGACGCAAAAATAATGGACCCAATAAAAACGGCAACGGAATGGTTTGGGGACATCTTTGAGCGGGAGGTGATTGACGCGCTCAAAGAGGCTGTTGACGAATCCATCGGCCAGATTTTTGCTGATTCCCAGACAACCGTCAAAGTCAAAACCGGCCATCTGAAATCTACCGGCAAAACGCTTCCGGCGAAACTCGGACAGAAAGAGGTTTATGGCCGAATCCAGTATACCGCAAGATATGCCGTTTTACAGGAATTTGAGACAATGTGGCTTCGCAGGGCGCTGATAAAAAACGAAGCCGGAAGCCTACGGAATTTTGAGGGTAAACTCGGTCTCGGAGTTCGGAGAAAGAAAAAATAATGCCAAGGCTCGGAACGGCGGAGGTCGTCTATAAATCGGTGGGGCTGACTCAGCTCCGGAGCGACATCAAGGACAGTGAGTCCGCGTTTAAAATGGGCGCAACGGCGGCGGCGGCGTATGCCGTTGCAATCGCGGCGTCCATTGTCAAGATCGGGATGCCGTTTGAGCAGATGATTTTGAACACCGGGGCCGCGATGCGGGCGACCGAGGCAGAGTTCAAAAAATTGGAGGAGGCAGCACGTCTTGCCGGGGCAACAACCGAACACACGGCGACACAGGCCGCAGAATCTCTTCTGTACCTCGGAAAGGCCGGTTTGAGCGCGGGACAGGCAATCCAGGCCCTTCCGGGGATGATGAATTTTAAAACCGCAATCGGCAGCCTGATGTCACTTGGGCGGGCCACCGATGTCATAACCGACTCCATGACCGCCATGGGCCTGACCGTCAAAGACCTGGCCCATCTTACCGACCTTTTTATTGCAGCCTCAAACCGGTCTTCAACCGACGCTGCGAAACTCGGAGAGTCTTTTACAAAGGTCGCCGGAATAGCAAGGCTTTACGGAACATCCGTAGAAGACTTGACGGCGCTGCTTGCAATCCAGGCAAGTGCCGGCCTAAAAGCCGAGCTTGCTGGCACCCAGCTCAAAAACGCTTTTATACGAACAAGCCGCGCA